TATCCGCAAGCGGCACAGTCGGTGCATCAGCTACCTTCGCAATCACCGCCGGTACGGTTTTGACGGCTACGTTTACCTCTGCGACGGCTTGTACGTTCACAATGCCAACAGCTACCGCCGGTAAGTCGTTTACCTTGTTGCTCAAGCAACCCGCATCAGGTACGGCTACAACTGCTACCTTTACTGGTGTCAAATGGAACTCAAGCGGCGCACCAACTATTACCGCAACGGTTGGTAAGCTAGACATTCTTGCTTTTGTTGCTGACGGCACAAATTGGTACGGCACAGCCTCACAAGGGTACACATACTAATGTTTGCCGCGCACAGCATATTTCAAACCGCAGGGGGTAAAGCCCCTTATTCCGTTTCGTATCTTGTCGTAGCGGGTGGCGGCGGGGGCGGTTCTTTGCGTGGCGGTGGCGGCGGCGCCGGTGGCTTTCGTACTGGTACGGCAACTCTCACTCCTATTTCAACATACACAATTACTGTTGGTGCGGGTGGTGCGGGTGGTGCGGGTGGTTTAGGCATTGCTAATCTCGGTGCATCAGGTACAGGTTCTGTTTTTGATGCTTATTCAGCCGCGGGCGGTGGCGGTGGTGCGCCAAACACAATAAATGGTTTAAATGGTGGGTCAGGTGGCGGTGCAGGGTATCTAGGCACTGGCGGCACAGGAAACACCCCTTCAACATCCCCCGCTCAAGGAACAAACGGTGGGAATGGTGCAACTACTGCTCCTCCAACAAAGGGTGGTGGCGGTGGTGGAGCAACTTCTGCGGGTGCAACTGGGGATGCAAGTGGTAACGGCGGTAATGGAACTGCGTCAAGCATTTCGGGTTCTTCCGTAACTTATGCTGGCGGTGGCGGTGGCGGAAGTCAAACTGCTTCAAGCGGCGGCTTTGGAACTGGCGGTACAGGTGGTGGGGGAGCAGGGTCGGAAGGAGGTGATGGCACTTCAGGAACTGCAAATCTTGGCGGTGGTGGCGGCGGTAGTGGTTACTCAACTTTAGGTGTTTCAGGCACTGCGGGCAACGGCGGTTCAGGCGTTGTAATCCTTTCTGTGCCAACCGCAAGTTATTCAGGCACAACTACAGGTTCTCCAACAGTTACGACTAGTGGGTCAAACACCATATTAACGTACAACGCATCAGGGAGCTATACAGCATGAGTTACTTTGCAAAAGTACCAACGCTTACAAATGGCAAAGGCATTGTTGGGGAAGTAATTTCTGCTGAACAAGAGTTTATTGATTCAGGTTTAGAAGGCAATCCAAGTATGTGGTGGCAAACCTCATACAACACTCGAGGCAACGTGCATTACGGCCCCGACGGTCAACCGGATGGCGGTGTGCCGTTGCGCGCAAACTACGCCGGTATTGGCTATACGTTGGATACAACCGTTGTTCAAAACGGCGTAGTCGGTGTGTTTTACGCGCCTCAACCATTTCCATCGTGGATTTTAAATACCCAAACATATTATTGGGAAGCGCCTGTGCCCTACCCTACCGACGGAAAACTTTATTATTGGGATGAAGCCACTCAATCATGGGTGCTTGCGCCAAATGGAGTAACAAAATGAAATGGGCAATTAACTCAATGATGGTCACTAATGATGTCAAACCTGACATGGTGACAATGACTAACTTTACGATTAGCGACATCCAAGACGGTCTATCAGGGCAAGTGTCGTATTCGCTTAACTTGTTGCCCGCTGACCCAAACAATTACACGCCATACGCTCAAGTCACACAAGACCAAGCTATTGCTTGGACTAAAGACGCTGCGGGGCCTGATCGAATTGCGTCATGGGAAACCGAAGTGCAACAGCAAATTGATGCACAAAAAGTACCCGTGCCACAACCCGCACCTTTACCTTGGGCTGAATAACCAAATTATGTTGCACCTGTAGAACCTAAGTAATATACTAATCGTACTGGTGCGATCCACCAGGACTCCTCGGAGTTACAAATGTCAGAAGAAGTAAGCCAAGCGGAAGTGCCCGCGCCGACACCGGAAGTTACGGCAGAACCGGTAGTTGAAGTATCTGCGCCGGAAGTACCCGAAGCAGCACCTAAGACCTTCTCACAAGAGGAATTAGACGCAGCCATCGGCAAGCGGCTCGCTAGAGAGCAGCGAAAGTGGGAAAGGGAAAGAGCGGTTCAACCTGTTGCGCCTCAAGCACCGGTTACGCCCGAGCAGTTTGCTTCAAACGAAGATTATGTCGAAGCCTTGGCAGAACAACGTGCGGAGCAAAAACTAGCCGAGCGTGAGCAGCGCAAGCAGCAAGCTGAAATACTCGAAACCTATCACGACAAGGAAGAGGAAGTTCGCGCGAAGTATGAGGACTTTGAACAAGTCGCATACAACCCGAATTTGCCAATTACTACCGTGATGGCCCAATCCATTCAGGCCTCGGACAATGGCCCCGAAGTGGCTTACCACTTAGGTGCAAACCCCAAGGAAGCTGAACGGATTTCACGTCTTTCGCCTATCATGCAAGCCAAAGAGATTGGTAAGATTGAGGCTCAGTTAGCCGCAAACCCACCGGTCAAAAAGACTTCAAACGCGCCAGCGCCGATTTCACCTGTATCAGCACGATCATCCGGTTCTCCGGCATACGATACGACTGATCCACGCTCTATCAAGTCAATGTCTACTTCCGAGTGGATTGAGGCAGAAAGATTGCGTCAGGTAAAGAAGCACGAAGCGCGCCTCCGCTAGACCCACTTGTAATCGGGAAAGTTTTTAGAATTGCATCTTTGACGAAACGTAGACGGGGGAATCCCCGCTACTCTTGCAGCAGCAGCAACAGAAGGATAGAGGATATTTTGAAACAAGCACTGCGTTTTGGGGCAGACGTCACGAAGGATAGCGGCTTTAATCAGCCGCACTTCTTCCGTGTCTTTAAACCCTGTACGAAAATCGCGCAATTTTTGTCGAGTAATCTCTGTTCGCGTGTAACGTCCGTTAAACCCCAAATGTCTTTCAGCCATATGTTCTTTGGCAGTCAAACACTCAAGGTTTTCGGCTCTGTTGTCAGCCTTATCGCCGTTAATATGGTGAATGTGTTTGTCGGGGGTAAACCCCTCAAGCCAACACGCAGCCACAACACGGTGCATAAGACGTTGTCTGCCAAGCGACAAATACCCCCTATTATGTTTATTGGGGGTGTAAGGTTGCAATTGTCTAAGAACTTTTCCGCAGCGCGAAACAGCGTAAATATGATCGTAGGATCGGTATTCGATTCCGTTCATAGTAAAGCTTTTCATGTTGGCTCCCTGAGCATTGTAAATAGGTCATCTTACCACTGATATATAGGAATGTATAATGGCTAATTCTATCTTAACTATTGACATGATCACCCGTAAATCCCTCGAAATCCTCGAGAACAACTTGGTGATCAGTCGCAACGTTAATCGTCAGTATGACGATTCATTCGCCGTTGAAGGCGCAAAAATCGGTTCAACTCTGCGTATTCGCTTACCCGACCGCGCGTTGGTGACCGACGGTGCCGCCCTGCAAGTTCAGGACGACAACGAGCAATACACAACTTTGACTGTTTCAAGTCAAAAGCACATTGGCGTAAACTTCACGTCTGCCGAACTCACCATGCAGTTAGATGACTTCGCAGAACGCGTTCTCAAGCCCCGCGTTTCACAATTGGCGTCAAGCGTCGACGCTGACGTGGCAACCGCTTACAAAGGCATTTACAACTCGGTGGGCACACCTGGTTCAACTCCTTCGACTTCTTTGGTTTTGCTTCAAGCACAACAAAAATTGAACGAGTTTGCCACACCTATGAGCCCACGTTACGCGACTGTTAACCCAGCCGCCAACGCCGGTTTGGTTGAAGGTTTAAAAGGTCTATTTAACCCAACTGGTACTATCAGCCGTCAGTTCAAAAACGGTATGATGGGTGAAGGCGTGTTGGGCTTAGATGAGATCAATATGTCGCAGTCGATTGTTCAGCACACAACTGGTGTCACACCAACTGCCCCAATCGTGGCTACCACGGTTACGGCTGAAGGTACAACATCATTGGCAATTAGCTTTACAAGTGGCTCGCCTACGTTCAAAATTGGCGACGTGTTCACCATTGCTGGCGTGTTTGCAGTTAACCCACAAACCCGTCAATCAACTGGTTCGCTGCAACAATTTGTTGTAACTGCTGACGTAACTGTTTCGTCAACAACTACCGCAACGTTGTCAATCAGCCCAGCCATTTACACTTCAGCTAACGCTTTGGCTACTGTGAATTCGTTCCCACAGTCAAGCGCTGCTTTGGTGTTCTTGGGTGGTTCAGCTACAGCTTACCCGCAAAACTTGGTTTACCACAAAGATGCGATCACGTT